CACTTCGATTTCTGGTCCTGACTATCTGAGTTGGGCTAATCCGACATCTACTCCCACAGCTACAAGTACTTTATTCGCGCCCAATGCGAAGACTGGAACCTATCAGATTCTTGCTGCGGATTTTGCGTCTCACAAGACAATTACAGTTGCGTCTGGAACCTTTACAATTACACTAGTTGCTAGTGGCTCTCAGCCAGTAGCCGGACAATCAATTCACGTTATTAACTATGGTTCTGGTGTTGTTACTGTTGCTCGTTCAGGTCAAAACATTAATGGTGGAACATCTAGTCTTACCTTAGCTGCGGGATCTGCAACGGCACCTACAGAAGTATGGATCGTATCTGACGGAACAAACTACTTCGCAGCAGTATCAGCAGCTGGTGGAGGCACTCCTGGTGGTGCTGATACACAAGTTCAATTTAATAATGCTGGCTCTTTTGGTGGAAGCGCAAATCTTACGTTTGCTGGGGACGCTACACCTAAACTAAATATTGGTGCAGCTACTGATCCGAGTGGTCTTGCGTTTGGCTCTCGTCTCAATTCAGTGATGTATTCTACTGATACTACTGCGGCTTACAACGCAGTGTTCGAGACAAACATAAATGACCCAACTCCTGGAGTCTCGGCAATGGCTCCATACAACTTCTATACGGAATTGAATGGGGCCTTTGCTTATAAGTCTCTGCATGGCCTATCGGTATTTGCGGATCTCAACACAGCAGGAGCCTCGATAACTGATTCTATCGATGCAGGTAACTTCAATGTTAACCTGAACGACAGTCAGACTACTGTTATTGCTAGGGGTATCTATCCGTCTGTTCAGATTTACGGTGGTACTTGTGATACGTGTTCCGCAGTGTGGTTTTGGAATGGTTTCTATGGTGGTGTTACTACCTTAGGTGTCAATGCCTACATGCAGAAACCTGACCTTGGTGGGACGGTAACAACGTTTGCTCATCTATGGGCTGAAGATCTGGGAGGTCTTGCAGGGATTACGAATCCTTACTACACTTGGTATGATTCGCGTGGAGTTTTTCGCATTAAAGAGGACAACACGTTTGACTCTGTTGGTCAAGCAATTGCTGCTCTTTACAATCCCCAAGTCACCAAGTATGTTCCAGGAGCATCTAACTATGAACGCATAGTTCTTGCTCAATGGAATGGTAATGTTGCTGAGATTGGAACTGAGAAGGGTGGAACTGGGACACTTCGTCCTGTTCGTTTACTTGGTCCTTCTGTTGAGGCTGTAGCATTTACTAACGTTCCAATAGCAGTTGCATCTCTTCCGGCAGCAGCAGCTGGTAATATAGGACAGCGTAGGTTTGTTAATGATGCAAATACAACGACAGCACTTGGAGTAGGAACAACTGTTGCAAATGGTGGAGCTAATATAGTTCCCGTTTATAGTGATGGTGTTTCTTGGAAGATTGGTTAAACTTTGCCTAAAGTTATCTCAGATCCGAATAACGAGAAACTCTCTGATGAGCTACAAGCTGCTCTATTAGAGATCGTGCGTAAGTGCGAGCAGGAGGATTCTTGGGTTCGGAAACAGCAGATACGTGAATGGAAAAAACATGAACGGTTTTGGCATGGAATTCAGTACATCTACTGGTCTGAAACCACTCAAGATTGGCTATCGCCCGTTGATACTCGTGTTGATGGACGAACCGATGAAGAACATCGAGAGGAAGCAGACGGTCCTTTCTATGACTATGTCATTAACATATATAGAGCCTACGGTGAGTCTATTATCGCTGCATTAGCCGCACAAGTTCCTACAGTTCGATTCCCCCCTGACGACGCTGATAGTGACGATGACCAATTAACGTCAAAAGTCTACGGTCAGATTGCCGATCTAATTCAGAGGCATAATAAGGCAAAGTTGCTCCTTCTTAAAACCTTGCTATGTCTCTGGAATCAGGGGATTGTTGCTGCTTATCATTGTCCTAAGTCTGATAAGGCTTATGGAATGATGAAGGTTCCTCAGTATGGTGACGGGATGGCCTGTCCTGAGTGTGATTATCAGTCTAAAGACACTACTGAACAGACTTGCCCAAATTGCATGACCCCTCCTAATGGGATGCCTTCGCAGCCAGTACAGTTGCAGCCTCAGTCAGTTGTTACTGACTATGTTGAGTCTCCTAAGACTAGAGTCTCCTTAGAAGTATATGGACCTCTATTCGTTAAGGTAAGCCATTGGGCTCAGAGTCAAAAGGACTTTGGATACCTTGCACTTTCAGTAGATCAGCCTAAGTCCTATTTGAAAGATCTCTTTCCCAATATAAGAACAAAGATTGAGTCTAACGCCAATCAAGCGGACCAGTATGAGAAAATCGGCCGCGCGCCCTCTAACTTTACATTTACTGTAAATGACAACAGTGAACTGTTAACATTGCGTCGGGTTTGGTTACGAACATGGCAGTTTGAGATTCTTGAGGAAGATCAGAGGGGAACCATAGATGAACTTAAGAAACTTTATCCAGATGGTTGCTATGTATGCTTTGTGGGAGACGTTTATGCTGAGTCTCGCAGTGAGTGCCTTGATGCCCACTGGACGATTGGCAAGGCTGGTCTTTCTCAGTATATTCATTCTGATGCTCTTGGTAAGCCACTTATCCCTTTACAAGAAATCAAAAACGTAACTAAGAATCTTACACTTGAAACAGTTGAACAAGGGATTGCAACAGTGTTTGCAGATCCTCAAGTTCTAAACTTTGATGATTACTCTAGGCATGAGTTACGGCCAGGAACTTACGTCCCAGCTTCTAAGCGTGTTGGAGAACGATTAGCTGATGCTTTTTATGAGGGTCCTAAGGCAACCCTATCCAAAGAGGTTCCAGTATTAGAAGAAGCCAATGAACGAGATTCTCAGTTTGTAACTGGTGGCTTTCCTTCTATCTATGGTGGTCAAATTGAAGGAAGCTCACGGACAGCAGCAGAATACGACATGAGTCGTCAAATGGCATTGCAACGACTATCAATCTGTTGGGCATTGTTAAACTCGTGGTGGGCAGAGACGATGGAAAAGTGTGTTCGTCTCTTCGTTAAGAATGTAGTATCTGATGAGCGTTATGTAGTTAAGGATAAGAATAATTATGTTAACGTTTGGATTCGTAGGGCTGACTTAACTGGTAAGGTTGGTGAGGTTGAGCCTGAAGGTGCTGATAGTTTCCCAGTAACGTTAGCTCAGAAGCAAAGTCTCCTTCTCAAGTTAGTTGGTCTTAATAATGAGTTTTTGAATGCTGCTATCTTTGATGTTCAGAATCGTCCCTTAGTTGCTGATGCTTTTGGATTCCCTGAGTTTAAATTGCCTCAAGAGAATCAGCGTTTGAAGCAGGTTAAAGAGATTCAGCAAATGGTGGATCAGGGAATGCCTGTTCCAATCGAGCCTGAGATTGATGATGATAATGTTCATATTGAAGTGCTTAAGGATTACTTAGCTGGTCCTCAAGGGTTTGATACTAAGATTACTAATCCTCAAGCTTATCAGCTTTGTATGGTCCATCTTCAAGAGCACTTGCAGAATCAAGCTCAACAGCAAGCTGCTCAACAAGCACAGCAAGTACAACAGCAAGTTGCTATTAACCAGAGTAAACAAAAGCCTTCGGAGACCGAAGGGTTAGGGGTTCAATAAATGCATAGAGTCTTTACTTTAACGCTTACAGGTAGCTATCAAAGTCTTTATGCTTTGATCCTTGCTGTAACTGGAGCAGTTCCTACTGATGGATTATTACCTGCAAAATGTTGTGCCCTTGAATTGAGAGCAGCAGCAGCTAATAGTACGACTCCTGTTCTAATCTCAGATAGGAATAGTACTAATTCTACTGGAACTGAGCTTTTACCTGGAGTTCCTTATAAGCTTATGTTTGATGCTGATGTAATTTGGTTAGGGGACTTTACTCTTAAGGGTAACACTTTAGTAGTCACTGCGGATATTATTTGGTTCTAAGGAAAAGTAAATGGCTGAAACTGCTGGACAAGATTTATCTAACGATGTAGCACTTTTGAGTGAAGGGGAAGATCTTTCTCCTGAAACTGTTGAAACTAAAGTAAAAGTTGAGCCTGAAGTTAAAGAGGATAAACCTGAGGAAGAAATACAGAAAGATAAATCTGAAGAGGATAAATCTGAGGAAGAAATTGAAGCACAATCTGCTGATCTTCTCCCTTATGAACGTCCTACAACTAAGCAGATTGAAGCTAAGTATCCTGAATTATTCAAAGATTTTCCTTCCTTACGTCATGCTTTCTTTAGGGAGCAAGAATTTTCTAAGCTTTTTCCTTCAATGGAAGATGCTAAGAAGGCTTTTGAAGATGTTACAATCTTTGCAGACCTTCAGAATGATGTTATTGAAGGAACTGGTGAGAGACTTCTAAACTCACTTAAGGAAGCTGACAGTCTTAAGCGATTCTCAACTAAGTTTCTTTCTAACTTGAATAAGGTTGACAGAGATCTACATTGGGAAGTAATTGCTCCAGTACTTGAGGATGTATTACGTGCATTTCATAGGGAAGGTAAAACTCGCGGTTCTGAGGATATTACCAACGCTGCGGATCATCTTGCTATCTTTCTCTTTGGTGATCCTGATGTGGCTTCTGGTAAAAAGTCTATTACTCGACAAATAGAAGAAAAGGAACCTAAGGTAGATCCTGAGCAGCAGAAATGGCGACAGGAACGAGTTAATACCTTTAGGAGTGATGTATACGATAATTGCATTGATGGAATCACTCCAATGATTCAACAGGGTATTCCTGCTGAAACTAGTAAGTTCATGAAGGATGCTTTGACAAAGAGCATTCTAACTGAAGTTGATAAGTTAATTGCATCAGATAAAACACATCAGTCCTATGTGGATAAATTGTGGGACAAGGCGATTGCTTCAGGGTTTAATAAGGACTCCAAGACCAGTATCACAGCCGCGTACCTGGCGCGCGCGAAGTCTCTTATACCAAGTGTGAGGCGTCGTTTGATTACTGAAGCTGGTATAGCTTTGGTTGATAAAGGCGCTGCTGAGGTTACTGAAAAGGTAGCTGCACGCAGGGAACCATCTTCAGGTGGTAAAGCACCAAATTCAAATGGTAAGTCTCCTAGTGCAAAGCAAATTGACTGGAGACAAACTTCGGATTTGGACCTCCTGAATGATAATGTTACTTTGAAAAAATAAGAGGTAATTTAAAATGCCAGGTGTTGAAGCTCAAGTAGTCGGGGCAGAACTAGAAAGAGTTCTTCCTAAGGTTCCTACGCTCATTGATCGAGATGATGTTTTCTATTCGTCAATCGAAAAGCGTCCTGTTGAAGTAGTCTCCTCGCGTGATATGCGCGCGCCTCTGGAAATTCGTCCTGGGGGGAAATTTGGCTACTTTGATCCTGATGGTGGTGATTTGGGACGTGGTGATATGCCAACGTTTGATAAGGCCATCATTAACACTGTTTCCATGAGGCATGCAGTTGAGTTCACTGCAAAAGCCATGTGGAGTACAGACTCGACTCGTAAAGCAGTTATCAATGCTTTTAGGTCTAATCTTGCAAGTGCAATGAAGGAATTTCGTCGTAACGTTGACTCTCAGTGTATGACTGATGGTACTGGTGTTATGGCGACTATTACTTCAGTTTCTACCACTGGTGGTGTTGATACTTACACTTTCACCACTGATGGATTTAGGGCTCGTTTGATTCGTTACGGGATGAATCTGAACGTGTTTAACTCTGCTCTGACGGTTTGCAGAACCGGCGGAGGCGCCGCTAATGAAGTAACGGTGATCTTCTATGATCTTGCTAATAGCACGATTAAAGTATCACCTGCTGTTACTGGTGCAACTGCTGGGGATTTAATTGTAGCTTCTGGTCTACAAGCAACTCCTCCTGTTGGTCTACTTGGAGTGAAATATCATGACTCTAATGCTTCTACGGGTACTTGGCTTGGTTTTGATCGTGCTCTCAATCCTGAGATTCGGGCCAATAGAGTTAATGCCAACTCGTCGGCACTCACTCTTCCTTTGCCTCGTCTTGCTATCAACAAAATTGGTGATAGAATTGGTATCGACAACAAGACCAAGTTAATGGCTTGGACTCATCCTGCACAGCAGGCTGCGTATGAGGAGCTTGGTTTCAATGTTATTCGCATTGATAAGCAAGCTAAAGAGGAAGGCCTCGATCTCTATTTCAATGATAATATGCGTATTGCTGGTGCGCCCCTTAAGACATCATACTCTTGGGATCGCACGCGTATTGACTTCATCGATCAGGAAGTTTGGGGCCGCGCTGAAATGCATCCGGCTGGTTTCTATCAGGACCCTGATGATGGTCGACGGGTATTTGAAATTCGTGGACCTTCAGGTGGTGTTGCAACATCGTGGATCTTCTACATTGTTGCTTCTTTTAACCTGTTCATGAATAATCCAGCAGGCGCCGCTTATATAGACACCCTTGCTGTCCCTAGCGGATATTAGAGTATTGTTTTCTCCGATTGGGGAGGGTTCTTCTAATCCTCCCCTATTTTTAAACTTATGATTGATCAATCTTGTAAAGCTCAGGTCATGCCGAGTGGTCTCCTAGGAGTCTACTATAAGGTGAAGAACTTTTCATTAGAAAAGTGGTTATATCATTTACTATCTGAGAAATGGTGTGGAAATGATATGGTTCCACTAGATCACCGTACACTATATGTAAATAATCATGGGTGTGACTATGTTTTTTCTTTCTTAAATGACTCTTTTGAAATTGGAATTGGGTATCCCAATAAGTGGCATACTATACTACGACGTGAGACTATTCATAAGTTTATTTGGTGGTACTTGAGACTTTGGATATTCTCTGAGTGGTTCGGTTTAAGGCGTTATATTTGGTATAAACTTTTACATCGTCAGGTTAATAGACATAAAAGGAGTCTCCAATGAAGGTAGGAATGGAGCACATTAATTCCCTCCTAACAAACTTTGGAACGACCTTAAATGGTACTCCTCATTGGAGATTAGTCTGGTCTGATGATCAGCTTGAGTACCGTAAAGGTGTATTCAATGAGTTCTATGGAGATATCTTTCTTAGAACTATAAAGGGAACTAGAGAAGTAAGAAAGTATAATTACATTAAAGAGCGTTGGATTCTTGAGCGCTACTTTCCCCCTGAAATGTCTTATAATCCTGAGATTCCAACCTCAGTATTCGGAAACTATGAGCCTGTTTATGTCTTTGAGGATAAGAATGGTAACTTTCTCCATCCTACGCTAAAGGTTGTTGAGTTTATAGTTATTATGGCTGAAAAGTCAACTCCTCAGACAGAGAAACAGATTATTGATGATCTTTTATTGAATGAAGAAAAGGAAGTAGCAGAAATCTACGAGGCACTCTCAGAATGAACCGAACAATTAGCACCATTCCTGCAAACGATTTGAAATGTACGGTAGTCTCTATCGTACCATTTGCAATTAAAGAAGCCAAACCTGGACTTATCCCTCCAACCTATGAAATTGCAGCATCTGAAAAGGGAGAACCACAAATTCTCCATATAGGAACTGCTGTTCACTATGTCTACATTGATGCTGATCGGGGTTCATTACAGGTTCGAGACTCTCCACAGGAAGTCGCGCGCTCAATTATAGAGGATTATGTTTCCTCTCAACTTGAAGTTGGTGATGGTGTATTCCCTGGAATCTTCTACGTTCCGGGGGAGTTTACAGTTGAAGAGATCAAATCTAAGTTTGCAGAGGAATTGGCCCAACTTAAGATTGCTCAATATAAGTGGCTCTTGCAACTAACACGATTGGCTGATAAAGATTGGTCACAGTACCAGAAGCCTAATGTAATTTCAGCATTTCAACGTAAGGCTGCTGAGATTATTGGTTTAAAAGTTGAACAACATCCTTGGATGAATCCTGAGATTAAGGAACTTGCTCCTGTAGTTGAGCTTTCTTCTTGTCCTGGATGTGGTTCTGGAGTTCGTGATGGAATTGCAGTGTGTCCATCCTGTAAGTGTGTTTTGGATGCTGAGAAATATAAAACTCTTGCGTTCGCATCGTAACTAAATAAAGGGAGAATCATTAATGTCAGTTGCAACCGCAGTACCAACAGTAGTAACTTCGAGATTCGGTGACTATGGGTATAAGGTAAGTGGGACAATTGCTGTTGATGCTTCTCCTGCTACTTATGCTACTGGAGGGATTACTCTTAACCTTAACCAATCTGCGGTTAAGGCTTCAAGGACTCCTGTTACTGTAATCATTCAAGGAATCTCAGGGTATGATTATTCTTATATTCCTGGGTCTGATAACAGTAATGGGAAGTTGATGATTCGCGCACAATCTGCAAGTGCTTCTGCTGGAGATCCTTTGGCAGAGCTTGCCGCTGCTGCTGTTCCTGCTGGAGTTTCTTCAGATACAATCACTTTCCAAGCCACCTGGAAGGGAATGGAATAGTTTCAATAACTTACACCTTCAGAGGGTGAACACTTATGGCTTCTCAAGCATCAGTAGTATTTGCGACAGCAAGGACTCTACTTAACGATGATGCGGCAACTTTATGGACTGATCCTATCCTGTTGCCAAAACTCGTTCAGGCTTATCGAGAGCTAGAGTCCAAGCTTCGTATCAATGCTGCACAGATCATGAAGAAAACTGTTAATGCTACTATTGCTATTAACGGTCTAGTTTATGGGACTATCTCTGATATTAAGGAGCCTATTAAACTCTGGGAGAAAGCAGTTGGTGGTCTTGATTCTTCTTATGTTTTAATGACTGAATATGATCCACTTCCTCATGTAGCTCAGGCTGCAACTTTGATATACTGGCAGTGGGATGGTACTAATATTAACTTTATTGGTTCAACTGCTCAGAGGGTCGTCCAGGTTCAGTACTGGCGAAGTCTAACTGAGCCAACGGATAATACTTCTGATCTATTCTTCATTGATGCTGAAATTTATTTAGCTCCAAGAACTGCTGCCTTAGCTGCCGGGTCTGTTGGAGAAATTGAAAAGTTCCAAGCAATGACCCAGATCGCTGCTGAAGGCTTAGAGTTAGTTATTCAGGCGAACAGAGGACGTCAAGCTCCTCCTGCTACGAAGAGACCTTAATTTATTTTTGAACGGGGATCAGCATTCAGAGGGGAGTCCACAAGACTCCAGTGACACCGCCCAACAGGAATTGGGAAAGGCCACTAGTATCAAAGGGGCTGACATGTTGGGACGAGGCAAGACCAACAATTAGGTAAAATAAAATGGCACTAGTTGGTCCAATCTTAGACACCGCTCGCACCCATTTAAATGATGATGGTGGAGCTATGTGGCCTGATACTAATATCATGCCTAAGTTTCAAGAGGCGTTTCGAGAGATGCTTCTTGAGCTTGAGAATAATGGACTTTCAGTTATAAGGGAAATCTCTACAGTAATGACAGTAGCCGCTGGAGATACTGATCTTTCATTGAATGTAAATTATCCAACGGACCTAATTATTCCAATGGAAATGAAAGAGCGTCAAATTGGTCAGCTTAATAATCAGTTTATTCCAATGACTAAGATTGACTATGTTCCTAATATTCAACAGGATGTGAGACTAATCTGGTGGTCCTGGAGAACTGATAAGATTCTCCTCTTAGGTGCTACAGTCGCAAATCAGGTTGAGTTAAGGTACCAAGGTTCCTTAGCAGTACCAACTAAGAACTCTGATACTATTCCGTTTATATTCGCTGAGATGTTCCTCTCTCGAAGGACAGCATCACTTTGTTATGCATCTGTTGGTAACTTTGATCGTGCTGATTATTTTGGCAACGATGCTAAGTTGATGTTAGCAAAAGTGATTCAAATGAATATAAATAGGGATCTACAAACTCTGCCTGCGAAGCGTCAAGGGTATCATAGACGGTTTAAGACTTCAAGTGTTATTCGAGGAATTTAATGGGTCCAGTTGGGGAGTTCGAGAAAATCTCGATAACGAGGTTCCGTGGTCTCTATAAGCGTGGTCTTGCTGATGAGTGTCCTCAGGATCATGCTATCTGCTGTGAAAACGTAGTATTCAACAAAAAGGGCGAAGTTTCCTCTCGTCCTGGTATTTCTCCATCCTTCTTCGTAAATCACGACGTTCGTCGGATGTTTCAAGCAATTAACAATGGTGGTTCTCAGTTAATTACTTGTGATGGTGCGGGTAACATCTACCAAGATAGCAACCCAACCCCTATTTTCACTTCAACTGGAGTCTATGACTTTGCAGGTTATAACATGTTTGGCTTTACTTTTATATTGCCAATCATGTCTGATATGTCGACGCCTCCAAAGTTACAAATTTGGGATGGTATTACTGCAACTACTAGAAATGCGGCTGGTTTAGCTCCAACTGCATCCTTTTCCGCAGCAGACGGTGCAGCTGGTAATGTAGACGTTGGTGATTACCTGATTGCAGTTTCGTTCGTTACAGCTTCAGCCTTTGTTACGCAACCTGGACCTAAGATAGCTACAGTTTTTACTCCTGTAGCTTATACTGCACCTGGAGCTAAGAAGATTAATCTTACAGGACTGCCCTTAGGTCCTGCTGGAACTATTGCAAGGCAAATCTTCATAACAAAAGCTAACCAACAGTTATACTTCTACGTCGGTCAGGACGAAGGTGGTTATATTGGAGATAATACCACTACTACTGCAACTCTTAATTTCTTTGATACTGACTTAGCAATTAGTGCTGATGATTTATTTGATCAACTTGAGACTATTCCAGGAAGTAACATTACTGGAACAATGACTCGTTATCATAATAGATTAGCAGTTGTAACATTTTCGCATCGTGTTCTCATGTCAGGTGTTGATAACGCTGAATCCTTCAATGCTGTGACTGGTTTTTTCAATACACCTGGTGAGGTAGCTAATAATTATACTGTATTCAGTGTAGTTGTTCAAAGGGACGTTCTTTATGCAATTAGGTTTCCAGGTATATTTGCTGTGGAGGACAATGGTCAAGAACCTGTATTCTGGCCAGTTGTCAAAATTGATGGGGGTATTGGATCGGGCGCGCCTGGGATTGGTACTATTTCTGCCGACGAAAATGCTGCTTCGAGTTCAGAGTTATTCTTGCTCTCAGATTTTGGAGGCATCTTCATCTTCGACGGAGCAGTCAGAAGACCAGCTCTAACTTGGAAAATTGAAGATCTCTGGAAATCAATAAACTGGAAAGCATTTTTCAATATTTCCCTTTTCATTGATGTCTATCATGATACCTTTTATGTACTCGTTCCTGTAGGTGACAGTACACTTCCTAATCTTCTTCTCGTCGCTGATTATTCTGAAGGAATGGATGCTGAGAATATAAAGTGGTCAATTTTTACTTTTCCATTTACACCTTCGTCAATTGCACTATTTTATCTTGCTGGTAACCTTGATGCTGGAGACGTCTATTACTATTTACATTTAGCTTTCTATGGTAATACTTATATCTATAAGACTCACTTAGGCTATGTAGATGATATAGGTGCGGCTATTAATGCTTACTACCAATGTTACCTCGCAACTAGTCAAGCAATGGGCAATGTTCAGATCTTTAGGATGCTTCGCTTTAGAGGTAAGGGGAGTGGTGATCTTAATATACTTCTTGATGCTGAAGATTTTGATCCATCATTAGAAGTAAATCCTCCTCCTATTACGTTAGCTGATCCTATGTCAAAGGACTTAGATAGACAGATTAACTACACAGGTGAGAAAATGTCCGTTGGTTTTGGGACTAGTTCCTTTGTGAACAATCCTATTCCTGGAGAGTACTTTACTGTTGGACGTTTAGATATCTTTGTTAAGGCTCAGTTTAAACAGCGACCTGGATGATTAAACAGACATCATTAACGACGTTAATTAATAGTTACCAGAAGACTGATCACGTCTTATGGCAAGTATTAACTGCGATTGCTAACTCTAACACTGAGATTATCACTTCATTTAATCAACTTAGGGATGCCTTTAATTGGCACATGAGATTAGAGATCGTAACACCTTCTGTTGTTACTAACGTCCTAACAAGTGCACATAGAGTCTATCTTCCTAGAGACTCAAAGAATCTTCTTATTTACACTAAAGTGAAACCTCAGTTTGTTGGAATCACTGCTAAAGTAAAACCGTCAGGTGCAGATTTTATTGGAGATATTCGTTTTAGTCGCGACGCTGGAGTTACTACAAATTCACTATTTAAGACTACAACAACACTTAACTTACCTGATGGCGCGCGTTTTATTAAGTATGGGGAGTTTGCTGTTGATACTTGGCTTGATGGTGATTTAATCAGTGTAAATGTGTCTCAGACTGGAAGTGCAACAGGAATTGAAATTTTCATTATTGGAGCGATGAGCTAAATGAGCAAAGGTACAACCTTCGATAATGATCTCCTGAAGTTAATTTTCAATGCAACGGCAATTGCCAATCTTGCTGATAATGCAGCTTCTGGTCCATTGACAGTTTTGTACGTAAGTTTACATACTGCTGATCCGGGATCTGGAAATCAGTCCACAAATGAAATCTCTTATACTGGTTACGCGCGCATCGCTGTTAATAGGAACTCTGGTGGTTGGGTTGTTACGGGTAATGTTGTTTCTCCAGCGGCTGATATTACATTCGGGATTATGACTGCTGGTGCTGGTGGAACTGTTACCCATGCAGCAGTGGGAACTGCAATCTCAGGAACTGGTAAGATCTTATATAAAGGAACCCTTACTCCAAATATCGCCGTTCTAGTTGGTGTCACTCCTAAGATAAGCTCTGGATCAACAATTACGGAGACTTAAAGTGGCTTCTATTTTATTCTCTGAAGGTATTAGTAGTACATCGTTAGTAAGTCAAGCTATAAGTAAATCAACTATGGTTGCAATAGGTGCTGCTTCTGTTCTCTTTTATCCTGTAACTCCAGTAGGTCCTAAGAGACGTTCAAATTGTGATCCACAGGTTAGACTTACAATTATCCCAACAAGACACGCAGATCCTGAGTAAAAGATGCTTCCTCCTGATTTCATTGATTATAACTCGACAGCGACGAAGATCGTTAATGATCTCTTTGTCACGTTGACAGACATTGAACCTGGAGATTTAATCATTGCTTTTTCAGGGGGCTTCCCTGGAAATGATGGTACAGGAATTGCTATCGAGGATACAGGTGGAAACGATTGGCAGGGTGGATATGGTTGTGCTCACTTCTATGGTACAAAAGGATGGTTTGCCTTTGCTAATGCTAGTGGAGCGATAACCATTAAAGTCACTTGCTCAACAGGAGCCGCAACTAGAGCAGCAGCAGGAAACTATAGGCATCATATTAGACCATGGGCTGAAGTTGTATTTCCACTTGGTTATTATGTTCCTTCTGATGTAGCTAATTATCCTAAAGGTGTAGGATCTGCCGAGTTCAATCTAGCAGACTCTTTCATTGTAACTGTTATGTGTACTGAAGCAAGATCAGGAACTACAGGTTTAGTTGCCTCTGATACTGGAGAAACTACTCGTAACCTTGGTACGCACAGTGATAATGTCATGTGGTTATTTGATAGAACTGAAATTGCACCTGATAATGTTACAGGTGTAAGTTCTATTGTGAAACTTAAGGGAGCTACTGAAGCTTTCTCGGAGTTTCCAATGATTACATTTGTATTTTCATCTCCCTTAGTTGAGGTTGATCCCACTAGGGTTAAACAATACCAAACTAAAGCAGGTTCAGGATTTGATCATTATAATCCTGCTGCATTTGCTACTGTTGGTCCTGCGAATTTAGCGGCGACAAACAGACCACTTACACTTTCATTGCCATCACTTCCAATTGTAGATCCAATCTTAGGTAAGATGGCTATGATTACAGTTGGGATTATGTCTATGAATGAGATAGACGTTAACTCTTTATCTGTACAAGATGAATATACAAATGCTTATGACTTGCTTATTTACTCTGCTGGCTTTGGAGGACAGGTTCATATAGCTATCTTTAGAACTGTTGTTTCTGAACTTGATAGAATGCCTCCAGCAGGTGCAGTATTTCAGATTTCACTTAATCTTAACCCTCAAGATATTACTGATGCACCGTACCAGCATTGTGCTATTGGTGCGGCCGAGAGAACTATCTATATGCTTCCGGGGATACCAGTTACGGCTGGATTTAAGCAGGTAGACGATCATAATCCATCATTTAGACTGATTAGTAATGCAATTCCCTCGGTTCCTAAAGATGACTATATTTTCTTCTTTGGCGGCTATAATGCTGGATTGAATCAGGACACTGTAACTTGGAGTTTTAGAGATAGCTACGAAGGAACTTCATCTGGACTTATTCAGTTCCCTTCAGTACAGGCTAATGCACCTCGTCTAGGACCTTGCATTGTTGGAGATAAAATAGCTCCTGCTCTTGCAACTTATGATGCTCAAGCTGATGGATTAATTGGAGGTACTTTTGCTGTAGGTGGAGGCATTGCAATGGTAGCAATGTCAGTGTTCACTGAGGGAATACCACTTCCTCCTATTCCTCCAGTTCCGACTCCTCCTTCACCAATTCTAGGTAGGGGAAATTGTGTTTTACAAGATAGACTAATTATTATTCCTACAAAACAATGAGACTAAGAGCACTAACAAGGGAAGATAATAACGAGCTTAGAAAGCTTCATTCTAAGCAGAACCTTTATCCTTTTCCGGACCTATCTTCACCTTTGTACTGTATTCAGAGAGTAATTGAAGATAATGGTCAAGTACTTGGAGCTGCGTTAGTTCATTTAACGTGCGAGGTAAGTTTAGTAATAGATCCTGACTTATCGAAGATAACAAAGGCACGTGTTCTTAATGAAATATTTAAGAGTCTCTTTTCTCAGATTGATCATTATGGACTTTCTGATGTTCATATTTTTGTTGTTCCTGAAACGAACAAGGAATTTGCAGACTTGTTAATTAAAAATTTTGGCTTTGCTAGGACTCCTGGTATAGCGTTAGAAAGATGGTATGCTAAATGAGTAATTACTATCTTAAAGGAAACATTAAATGAGTAAAACTCAGTCTGGTGCGGCAACTCAAGCGACTAATAGCGCTAACGATGCAATTTCTTATACTGCTAAAGATCAGTATGAGAATAAACTATTTCCTCGCTTAACAGGTGTTGGTGACGTTGCTAGTAGTCGTGCTGGTCAGGACTACAGTGCAGCCTCAGCAGGTTATGGAGACTTTGCCAAAACTGGTGGATTCTCTGATGCTGATAAGACTAGCTATCTCAATCGAGCTACTAGTGGAGTTCACAATACTTTTGATGTCTTGAAGAATCAAGCTGCTCTAGCTGACAGGCGCACAGGTGGAGGTGCTGGACCTGCTGCTATAGCTCAAATTGCTAGACAGGGAGGTCAAGCTCAAGCTGAGGCTTTGGACAATGCTCAAGTTGGTTTACACTCACAAATTAACGCTAACAAACTCGCTGGAATTGGCGGTCAGGCGCACCTATTTGATACCAATGTTGGTCAACAAGATGTTGCTAATCAGCAGTACTTATCTGGTCTAGGTGGTGAGAATCAGGCTGTTGCTGATTATATCCGTAGTAAGGTTGGAGCTGTTGGTGGATATAATAAGAGTATCCCTGGAGAAATTCAACCTTGGGCTGATATGGGTAGCGGTGTATTGACAGGAATGGGGTTCTAATATGCCTATCATGGATTATTCTCCAGTTGCTGAGTCTGATGTTGCAGATCAGATTAGACGTCAGCGTTTGCAAGCAATGATGGAAGGCGCACCTGCTCAGACATTGAATCCTCAGACTGCAACTCCTGCTGTTGCTGGTCCTGTTTCTGCTCCTATTGCTCAAAGTATTCCTAATCCTCAAAGTACTCAGCAATTGAGCTTTCCAATGGAAGGTAATACTAGTCAAAATTTATCTTTTCCAATGGTCCAGAGAGAACAGTCTTCCTATGGAGTTCCTCAGTCTGGACAGAACCTAAGAAATATGATTGGTCAGGAGCCTTTACACGCTGACTATAAACCATCGTTATTCAGAAACATAATGTCTCGTGTTTCTGGAGTAGCTGCTGGTTTAGGTTCTGGTGGTGAGAAAGCTGCTGAATCAACTTATAATCGAGTTAAGGATCAACCTTACACTGATCAGTTAACTAACTATCAACAGAGGTTAAAACAAGCTTCTGATCTATATGGAATGGACGTTAGTCAGAATGCAGCGGCTTTGAATGCTGAAAAGGTTCGTGCCGAGGCTGAACATTTAGGGTATCAGGGCCAAGCTGAACAAGAACGTGCTGGTGCTGAACACGCGAGGAGATTACAAGAAGAAAAGAAAACCTCTTTAATGGCTGATACTCATGCACAACAAGTACAAGAGGAAAAAGACCTAGAGGCTATTAAACATCCTGAAAAGGAAAACAAGGGTTGGCAGTTAAAGCTAGGATCTGATAGATCTGCATATAAGTTCAATAATGCTTCTGGAGATTGGGAGAGAATAAATGATCCTAGGGAAGCCATTGATAAATTAACTAATGATTTAAGTCGTTTATCAAAAGCATATGAAATTGTTGCTGATCCACTTGCTAAACAATCTGATAAATCTGCTGCTAAGACTTACATTGATGAATATAAACAAAAGAACGATGCAAAGCCTCCTCAGGTATTGATGTTTAGTGCGCCCGATGAAAAGGGAAATAGAACTACCTTTAGTGCTGGTCCTGGGACTAAGATTCCTGAAGGTGCTCAAACGTCCTCAGGTGTCAACTCGGATAATACCCTTACTTCAGCTACACACACTATGCATGAAGCTGCTCCTAGTGTAATTAATCTTGTTGATAAAACTATTGCCCTAGTTAATCAACAAAAGGCTACATTAGGACCTGCTCAGTCACGTTGGGCTGAGTTTATGTCAGGTAAAGTTGGAGCGCCTAATCCTGAATTTAGACGCTTAATGACTAATTCTGATCTATTATCAACTCTTCTAACACGTATGCATGTTGGTGCGCGTGGAGGGGAGAAGATCATGGAAAGATTTGATAATCTTATTGGATCTCATAAACAAGACCCTGATAATATGCTTGCTGCTTTAGAGGAGATTAAAGCTTATGCTCAAGCAATTCAGGGTCAGGGTGTTCCCGAGGGTAAGGATGCAAAAACTGAAACTAAAACTGAGGGACCAATTCAAGTTCAGCGTGATCCAGTTACTAAGAAATTAGTGGTGAAATAATGCCAACTGCAACTTTTGAAGGTAAGGATTATAACTTTCCTGAGGGTACTTCTCAACAGGAAATGCTAGACTTTATTGATTCTAAGAACAAAATAGATAAAGAAGCTGCTAATCTTAAAGATCCTGGAACTATTGGGGGTTACGCGCTTGAAACAATGAAAAATATTCCTAGATCTGCTGCTAACTTAATTGGGGGCTCTGCTAAGACTGTAGGGAAGGTTGCATCTACTGGTTATAATCTTCTTACTGATCCTTATAAAGAATTATCAGAAACTGGTCCTATTGATGCAAAGCAAGGATTGTATAATACTTTTAACTATTTCAAAGATAGGTATAGTCATCCTTTAGATACTCTTAGGGAAGATCCTGTTGGAACGATGGCTGATGTCAGTACGCTTGCTTCGGGGGCCAGTGCGGGCCTTAGGGCGCTACCAGGGCTTTCACAGGCGGGGGAAGCCCTTAGGGGCGTGGGTGCCCTAACTGACCCGTTACGCAGCGGTTCTACACTAGCGGGGGCGGTTACACGGGTGCTTAGGCAGGCCGCAGCGGAAGGGCTGTACGGCCGTAGCCTCCCCAAAATTCCAAGAGATCCAAATGGTTTACCTCTTATGGATAAAGTCGATCTCACTAATGAGGGGCTTCGATCACAGATTCCTAGATCTTTAGGTGGCGCGCGTAAAGCTAACGATACAATATCAAATTTAGCTCATCAGGTTGATGAATTAGCTACTCAGATTCAGGCTGCTGGTGGTAAGATTGATATGAACAATGTCATTCCTGAGTTAGCACGATCTTATAAAGAGTTTGGTCATGTAGCTCCCCAAACAGATTGGAAACTAATAGATCAAGTTCGTGACGATTTTATTGATAGGTATGGAACTCCAAGCACTGTTACAAAAGAAAAAGGAACAGGTCTCTTTGATGCTAATAATAAAGAGATCATAACAACTGAAAGCGCTCCTGGTCCTAATGTTCCTGGAGATATGTCTCCTACTGGAGGGGCTGAAGTTAAAAAGAAGACCTACTTGAATGTAGGGAAGTCTGCATATACTTCAACTCAACAGTCTGCTACAATTGAAGCAATGACGGATTTGGCCAGAGGTTTAAAAAAGGAATTAGAAAGATTAGATACTGAAAGACGTTCAGTTGCAAGTCCACTAGAGAGGGATGCTATGGGTCCTACTGTAAAATCCTTAAATGAACGTCAGGGGAATCTTATTGATCTTCGTAAACTGATGGGTGGCGCGCCCGAGGTTAACTTGGAACATGCAGCAGCGTCGCAAGCAATGGGATATCACGGTGGAGTCATGTATGGACTTAGAAATGCACTTCCCTACGCAGGATCTGAAGCAGCTCTTTCCATAGCTCCAGGACCTCCCATTGCAGGACCTGTTAGATCAGTCGCGCGCGCGATAGGAAAAGGACTTACGCCGGCCGGTACTGTCGGTAAAGCAATGTCCTATTCAACTAAAGATCCCTATCAAATTGAGGTTGTAAAATGAAGCAATTAATTGCAACAAACAAAGATACTGGACAGAAAGTTCAATTTGCTTGGGATAAACCTGGAAATCCTACTAAGGAAGATTTAGACTTAATCTTTGCTGAGAAAAGTAAAGGTGGAAAGGAGGACTTAATGGCTCAGAATAAGCCTGTAAATCCTCCTGGGTTTCAACTTAACACTGTCCTCAATCAAACATTAGAGAAAGCCAGTGGCAAAGTCGCTCCAGCACGCGCACCTAGTCAACCTGCTGGAGTTGATGTTGCTGCTATGGCGCAGGCTGATGCTGATAGAAAGCTTGGTAAGGTTAATCCAGTCCAAGGTCAGAACCGTTCAGTATCTCCTCAGGGCGGTGATACCCACAATTCTGCTGTCCCTGAACAGGGGATGATTCAAACTCTCTGGCAGAAGATTCAAGATCTTTTAGGATCGAAGACTGAGGTTCAGAAGAAGTAGCCTTATACTTTCTACCTTGATTATCAGTTACCTCATAAGTATCTTGTGCTGTTAAAGCTTCAATACCAATACCTCCTCCATATAAAGCTGAGTTTACCAATCTAAGCTCGCGTGCGTTCTTAAAAGTAAGCTCGATTAGTTTCTCATCTTGAGCATTCTCTGGTCTGAGAATAACTGTTGTTCTTTCTCCGAATGTAAATTCTGTCTTCATCTTTGGTTCTCCTCTAAAGTGAACTGTTTTCCTTTAACAGTAATTTCTTCCAATTCACAAAGATCAATAATAATATGACTATCTGGTTTAAACTGATAAACCTTTGTTTCCATATTCCACCAAAGATTACCTAAATATAACTCATTACTGTCATATATTTCAAAGTCTCTTGAATCCTTAAAAGTTAACACTCTTATCTCCCTTCGAACTTTTTATACTCAGCAACTGCAAACTCATTAAGCCTTAGATAAATCTTCTTATCTAAGCCTCTAAACATCTTTACTGCACCTGAACCACTAGTCTCTCCCAGAGTATCAACAATTCTATCTAAAGTCATACTATCAACATCAAATTTTAACCTTTGAAGTATCTTCTGCCTCTCAATTGTATACTCAGGAGCATCTAATAGAATCTTCAGCACTTTCATTAATGCGGGCGCTAAGTCTGATACACCTCCCATTGTGACCTTCTTTACTCCAGAGAATGAGAATTCGGTTCGTTCAATTGCTGTTACCATATCAGTCATTGTAATCTCCATATCAGGACAGCGAGCAAGGCTTACAATCATTGCTAGTTTAAGAACCTGATCTCCTAGTCTGTCCAATGTTCCACTTCTATCAGGGGACGTATTCTCTGCTAGTTCTTTGTACCACTCAGAATAGTACTCTCTAACTATTGGACTTATTGCAAAGGGTCCCTTAGCGTTCATTATCTCTCTTAAAGGTGGAAGTAAATCTTCCCTTGGAATTAAGAACTCTGGCTTATACATTAGAGAATTAATTACTCTACGTTGGCTTTCATGAACTATAAACGAACGCCCAATGAATCCTCCTTCAATATCTTTACTTGAAATAAGATCTTCAAATAAAGCTTCATTACTAGCTGCTAAAAGTGTAATACAGGGATTCTTTAAGCTTTCGATTGGCGAAGACTTTAATGTATTCGTCCAAGCTTTGTGATGCTCATGAGTATTATGCAAATCAGTTAGAATCGTCAAGCCTTCAGGGTCTTTTACCATAAAAGATGCAAACTCAGGCGCGCACAAAAAGGCTTGTGCGTCGCTTAAAACTGTACCGTTCTCCAGTGTTCGTTGAGTCGATAGTTCTTTGAGCACCCCTTGAACTGAATTACGTCCGGAGACTACTCTGGTACATTCTAACCTCTCAACGAACCATTTGGCATAATCAACTGGAAGACCTTTACGTAAAGCACTCTTTGCAGATACTAAAATTACGTAAACATTAGGATAAAGAGTATAGCTAAATCTGTCAATCCATACATTCTTCCTCACTATAGCAGAAATAGCTGCTACTCCTGCCCACCAGAAGTACCTTTCTGGAGGTTCTAACTCTATGGTCGCTGCTGTGAGACAGTCTAGCCAATTCATTCCTCAATCTTTCACTTGCACGTGTTCTAGGTATTTATTTAGCTTCTCAACTGCATCAGTAAAAGATTTATCTAATCCTTTTTCACTTGTATAATGACCACCATCTCTATGAATAATAGCTAGAAGTGTCAACAGCATGTCATCTTTTGTCATATAGTCCTTAAGTTAGGCAGTGTCTTCTCATCTAATTCTATTGGAACAAAAACTGGAAAATACGAGCAAAAGTGCAAAACTGGAAAACGAATTAAATACTGACTTGATGGTATTGTAAATCCGCAAAGTTTACAATGGGAGTAAAGTTTCACAGTTTATATGACTTTTTACCATTACGATCAATTACTAGTGTTAAATTAACTCCTGGAAGCTTACTTAATACTGCAATAGGTTTACCATTCTTCTCAATAACATAAGTCATCCCTAATTTAACATTACTAATCAACTCTCCAGGTTGATCCCTAAAATCTGTCATACTAATCGTATCAAGCTTACTGTTTAAATCTATTAGGACCTCTTGTTTTATCATAACTCTCCTCTAGTTACACTATCTGCATGATTATCAAAATGATACTTTCTATTCTCAGGAGCGTGCCATTCTAAGAAAGCATAATTAGCGATATTAATAAGCTGTTCTGCATTTCCTGTTTTCTTATAAGCTTCTAATTCTTTGATCATCCGAGTTAGATACTTTTGTTTGTAGTTGATGGGACCATAGCGAAGATGGCCCAATGTTCTGCGATTCATCATTAGTTGAATAAAGAATTGAAAGTCAATATTTTCATCAATTGGAAGATCAATTGAATTAGGAGCTTTAATTATAATATCACTCATAATTTTTAGCTTGTTCTATCCAAGAGAGCCTAATTTTAATGTCTAAATTATCCCATTGAAAAGGGTCTTTTGGATCATTAGGAATTAAATCTCTCGCTGCATTAGCAGAGAGAACATCCATCTGAGTGTAATATAAGCGCTTAGCTAAATGTAAATTACTTTCTCCCTTTTCACGTTTAATTAGTGAAAGTTGATACTCTATATCTCTTCCAACACCCATTTTAACAGTTCCTCCACTGGATAACCAAGTAAGTATAATTCAATGTACCAGTCTCCCATTCCCATGTAAGCAAGAAACTCTGGACCATCATTGAGGATGTAGTTTCTTGCTTCATGGAAATAGGTTAGACATTGTTCAGTTTGACTATAACCTTTCAGGGAATCCGTACTCTTTGGACTTTGCATTGAATACTTCCTTAAGAATATTCTGAAAATGCTCGGGAGAACATCCAGTACGTGCTGCTAGAAGAACCCCATAAAGAATAGTATCAGCTACCTCTTTACATACTTGAATATTTGCAACATCTAGTTCAGTAAGACTACGTCCCTCTTCCGTATTAATATTCTTAATACCTTGCTCGACACGTCTTAGTTTCTTTGCAGCATTACAAGCCTCACCAGCTTCTCCAGCCATAGCTCCAGCCCACTCTAAAGCAGACCAATCAGACAATCCTCCTGGATGCCAACGATTGGCGCGCGTGATCGAAATTGCCATTATTTCACTTAATTGCATAATTTTCCTTTATATTTTGTATTTTGTACCTCTTTAAACCTTGAGGATTTTCTTCACTTGCATCTTCCCAGTTGTAGCCTATTTTGATATCTGTTGGAATAATCAACTGAACATTCCTAGAAAGAGAACAATTCTTAAAATCAATTGGAACTTCTAGTTCTTCTTTAATAATAGGAATCACTTTTTCTAAATGCGTCTCTCGTACTTGAGCTAGGAAGCTATCATGAGACTCCATGAGAAAGTCAATTACAAATCCATACTCTCTTTCAATACGATTAAGAATACGAATCATTGCAAATTTCATTTGATCGCTTACTGTACTTTGGGGAATCTGAGCGTAAGCTTCTTTGAAAAGGTCATCTCCCCATTTATTGAGGAATGTACGGACTCGACCGAATGGATTGCGTAGGGTTCTTTGATTATCTCTAAGGAATTCTCTGATCCCAGTATGAAATACTCCCTTAATGTTTGGATTTGTTGCATGAAATTTTTCGAGGATCTGACCAGCTTTCCATTCAGGAATTCCAATCTGCTCACTTGCTTCCCTTTTACCCATATCGTAATGACCTGCATGTCGAAACTTTTTACCTTCTTGTCTGCGTTCAGTTGGAATATACGCTTTAAAGACTCCATTTATCTCCTTAGTTAACCTTATACAATCATCATCAAAATTTGCTGCGAAGAATTGATTCAATAGTGAATCGTCGCAAATTCTATTCACCCAATTAGAGGTAACACAGTGAACATCGACCCCATACTGGAACATTTTCATCAACTTCTCATCTCTAGCTAGCACAGCCACTACGCGTGCTTCAGCTTGTGAAAGGTCTGGTTCAATGAAGATATATCCTTCATCAGGAATATACATTGAACGAAGATCTGAGCCAACTTCGCCATGTTTAGTTAATGTCTGAAATGCAACGCCGTATTTATCTGTTGTTACTGGAGGCTTGAGAATTGAAGTTGAAGTACGACCAGACTCTAGCATAATACGAACACCTGTCCGCAACTTACCATCATCATGCGGGCGCGCGTTTACATAGGTAGAGATCGTTTTCTTGATCTTTCTTCGTTCGAGGATTTTCTTTAGAATTTGAGTCTTACTTTCGCTTTTGTTAACTTTGATATCATTCCTTATAATGGCATCTAAAGTCTTTTCGTCAGTTCCCTTACGAGCCTTAATTCCCATAGCTCCGTAGATTAGTTTCGCAACTTGACCATTCATTCCATTGGAATTGACGTTTACATCGCTTATACCATAAGGTGTAGTTAAGATACTGAGCTCTTCACCTATAGTTTCATCTTGCAATTTATACTTTTCGTGAAGAAACCTATGCTGTGCTGGATCGCGACGGATTCCGTTTCCTTCTAGTTTACGATAGAATGAATGCAAAGGCATTACTCTTGTGAAGAAAAATTCCTCAAGTCCACGTTCACGAAGTTCTTCATGCTCTCTTTCTTTGCACTCAAAAGTAACAACAGAGTCCTTTGCGTTGTAGAGAAGGAGACGTTCGAGTTTATCCTTTTTAGGATTGTACCCTTTTCCTTCTTCCTTATAATAAGGTTCATTAGTGAGAATTGAAGTCTGAAACTCAAGTTTTCCAGGAAGTTCAGGATATAGAGTACGAAAAGCAAGCATTGTATCAAAGTAAAAGCTCCTTATTGGCATTCCAAATAGTACTGTTCGATTATAACAGCGCTCAAGCTGAAGTTGATCAAACTTGAAATTCTGTCCGATCTTTCTGATTCGAGGATTTGCTAAGACGTCAGCAACGTCTTTCCAGCATTGAAGAATGTCACTTCGAGTCATCCCTAGTTCATTAAGAACTGAAATTTGATTGAAAAAGGGGATACTAATTGAATCTGTTGAATTGAAAGCGAATGAGATACAGATTGGGATGGTTCGGAAGGTTTCAATATCAACAGCCACCTCTTCATGATTGCTAAATCTGTCTAAGAATCTATATAAAGTAAGATTATTTTTAGCAACAATTAAATTACGAATAGGAGGGTTATACTCTTTAAATTGTGCTTGTTTTACTGCCTTTTCAACGTCCCATTGAATGAATGTTGTATCCTTCCAAGAGCGCATTTTTCCATCAGCTTCTTTGTGCATTAAAGAAGCTGGATGAATTGTTGGAATAACTTTGAAATTTCCTTTTATTGTTTGTAGAAGACTGCCTCTATACTTTTCAATACCACGTTGTCCAGTTAAAGCGGTCAGAGCAGTATTACCAAAGGCTAGGATACAGTTAGGTTGCAATGCTTCTAACTCTGCCCAAAGTTGAGGAAGATAGTCATCAATACTCTTACCTAACAATCCTAGTTTCTTGATGTCATTACCAGGGGGCCGCACCTTTACGACGTTAGTAACATAACAGTACTCTCGTGGCATTCCTGCTGTCTTGAGGTAATTATCGACCATAGCTCCAGACTTACCAACGAAAGGGATACCTTGGCGTTCTTCCTCAGCGCCTGGGGCTTCTCCAACGATGGCTAGTTTAGCACTAGCTGGTCCTGATCCGGGAACGAAAATCAATCGAGGACTCCTGCTTCAAACATTCCAATTTCTTCTCTTAAGTAGATCTTCTCAATTCCATCTCCATATATTCCTACTGTCCCTTCTCCGAAATAAATAGAAATATTTGTACCTTTGATAATCTCCTCTTTATATTTACAATCGTCACCTTTCCAAAGTAAGAAGTGAGCAAAACATGTCCTTTTCATTTTCTCTTCAACCTCTCTAAGTAAGCAACAAGCGCACTAATTACTGAAGGCTCAAGGACAATTCTATTAGTTGGTTCAGGTAATCCAACCTCAGTAGTTAGAATCAGTTCATTAAACCTTGGATCTGCGTATTCCTGGATGTCAGCATAGACTCCATCCCCTAAGTAACACCTATTTGATCTTTCCATAGTTCTCCTTTTGAACCTTGACTTTGTTGAAATCCATAAACCTTCCATTAGTTTGCAGAAACCCAAAGAGCTAACCAGACTAAAGCAAAGAAGCCAATAGTCAAACTTAGATCAAATAGAAAGTTTCCTAGTCTATTTAAGTCACGTTTTAGTGTTAGTGATTTCATTCAATGTCTCCTTTTATCCTTAGTAATTCGTTAATAACAATTCTCGCTTGATCAACAGTTAATTCCTCAAGATAGTGAATTTCTTTGTCCAACTCAGAAGATATCCAAGCATTCCTTCGCGTGCGATCGCTAAGACCACAATCAATAAGAAGAGATTCAATGTAACTAACCTGTCTTGGACTTGCCATTTTTCTCCAACCTTTTTACGATATTCTTATAAAAATCCTGATCTCTTTCAATTCCAATGAACTGACGTCCTAACTTCTTACAAGCTTCTAAAGTCACGCCACTACCTGCAAAAGGTTCTAAGACCTTACCCCCATCCCAAGTACAGTCACGAATTAACCTCTCAAGCAATTCAATAGGCTTCTCATGCGGATGTATCATGCGAGTATAATGCATGCTTTCGAAACGAAGAATCGCACTTTGTTCTGTTGTTGGAACTAGAACAGGACTCCCTTTACTAGCAACAAGAATAGGCTCATAATCGCGCGCGTATTCAAATGGACGTCGACCATGAGTTATCGTGCCTGTTTTATGCCAGATAATTGGGTAAGCTTGAACTCTAAAACCAAATGTTGGGAGTAGTTTATGATAGGTGAAGAAGTCAGTAGTCGAGCAAATTAGATATAAGAATGAATCAGCTTTTAGGACTCTGTATACCTCTTTGAACACCGCCATCGTTGAATCGTCCGCTGTTAGTTCAGCATCGCGCGCGTATTCAGTCCATGGAGGGTCAGTGATGCAGGCGTCGAAAGTGTTGGGAGGAAGATTTGGAAGGATTGACAATGAGTCACCAAGTAAAATTTGATCCATTTCAATCTCTGCTGGCATGAGTGCTTCAGTCATAGCAATCTCGCGTTTAGCCTGTTGCTTGACTAGCTTCAGTGCTGTCGTTTTATCTTTGACTTTGGCTAAAGAAGGATTAGTCTGAAGTGCGTTAGCTAACATTAAATCTTCAGAGAATTGACCAATGGAAAGGTTCAATTCTCTAGCGGTATCAGCTTGTGACCAACCTTGAGGCTTAGTACTTATCTTAGGACGACCATTGACTTTTTCTCCATGTATCTTAACTCTAAGTGCATGCAACTTCGCGCGCTCAGTTACTTGCTCGTACCAGGGAAGGTTCCAACGCTTGAGATTCTCATGAAGAGATATTTCGAAGATTTCATTGTCTGTTAGGTGTGATGGATAAACCTTACAGTCTATTTCAGTTTGAATACCTTTAAGCGCTGCTAGTCGTTTCTCACCAGCAATGAGATTGAAACGTCCGTCAGAAGTTGCTTTGACTAGTAAGGGATGATGCTGTCCTTGAGAGAGAATGCTTTCTCTTATTTCGTCAATGACTTCCTTTGAGGCTTCTGTTCCTTTGTGATTGATTAAATCTATGTTAACTTGTGGCATTAGTATCCTTTAATCTATTAAACCCTTCAGACTCCGAACGGTTACGCCTGCATATTTCTCTACAAATTGCTTCATGAAATCTATCAGGTACAAAATCTTCAACTGATTCGAGAATCCTCCTCGCATGTTTCAAGTCCTTTGTGGAGGAAGATCGGATTATTTGAAGTAAATAGATAAAATTCACTTGATTTCTTCAACAATGACAGTTACTTTATACAATCCTTCATCATTGAGTTTAGTCTTTCGAGCTAACTCTTCAGACTTAGTAAATCGCATCCCTACTTGAAGTTTAAGGATTATATCCTGTTCTACTAAGAGTGAGTTCTTTCTTGTTGTGAAGAAGTCCATTTTGTTTTCCTTAATTAAAATCTGGTGGGTAGGATTTAGATTTATTACCTACCGTGGAGGACTGTGACAATTAGTCCCTGACCGCGTATCAGGACGCCACCAGTTAAAGTTAACTACTCGTCATTGTCTCCTTCGTTATCTTCTTCATCCTCAGAGGGAACATCTTCTTCATCCAAGATATCTACGCTTGGCATCTTTCCGATGATGAGACTATCCTCATCCGAACAGGTTAGTTCAAGTCTTTTCATGTTAGGTCTCCTATGCTACCTTCTTGAAATCAAGGATTACGTTCGAGTTTCTTTCCATATCCCATTGAGCATAGGCCATGATCTCCTTGCCCTTTGTTTCTTCGATGGGATAAACTTTACCAGCTTCAGGACTAGCAACAAAGCACTTCATGAAGATTGCTGCTCTGTCCATCATCTTTGTTGATAGCCAATGTGTAACTGGTGTGGGGGCTTTGGGGCCTTCTGCGACTGCAAGTGTAATGGTCCAGGTGGTCGATGAAGGGTCCTTCTTACCAGCACCCTCAACTACGTCAAGGATCTTCATCTTGTACCAAGCCGCATCAAGCTTATTAGTTGAAGCGAGATCTTCAGGTGTGAAACTAATTCCAGGCATTTAAGTTGTTTCCTTTTCAAGTTGTTAAGTTGGTTAGTATTAAAATAGGCTTTCGATCCTATTCTGTAGAGCCTTCAATTGCTTTAAGGTTATAATTTGCAATTCCTGAAAGGGACTGGGAAATCTCCTTAGCGTTATCTATTAGTTGTCCTGCAAGGAGATCAAGCATTTTAGCTGCGATTTCTTCAGAGAGAATAATAGACGTTTCAATTCTAGAATCCACAAAGGTTACTGATCCAACCAGTTTTCCCTTATCGTCTCCCCACTGTTGTCTTCCAATAGAAAGTTGTTTTAAAGTCAAGTTGTTTTCTCCTTCAAAGAAAAGTAAGTTAATGTTTAGTTCTGGCTCTCAGTCCAGTCCTTTAGAGAGTCTGGAGGATTTCACGACTTCGTTCCATTCTTGGTTTCGATGCACTCGTATCTTATGACGAGGGGTATCACCTTTCACCTACCTCCAAGTTGTCTATCTCCAGCTTTGATCATCCGTCGACGATCAAGACCAATTCGTATACTTTTTCATTTCTTCATACAAAGACTTCCCAGTGAAGTCAATTTTCTCAGGAAAAGGATAAGCAGTCCTAGCATCATCCTCACCGAAAGAACTAGTAATGCAGATATTCTTAGGTTTAGTCAGATTATCTCCCAATTCGGGAAGCTGCCAACCAAAGTGATAGGTCTCATCAAATCTTGTTGGGATAAAAGCGCTAATCTTCTTACCAGCAGTGACGATTTGACGAGTCTTAGTTACTTTTCCAGTTTGAATGTTACTCTGTTCAATGTCTACGACGTGTGCCGTGAGAATTACATGCTTAGGATTGCCCTCACGCGCCCAAAGGGTACGAAGAACATTAATGAAATAACGCTCAAAGAAGTTAGCACTTCCTCGATAGTAGTCCCAGTCCATATGATCAATATGTTTTTCCTTATTACTCACAGTGACCATTGTTTTAATCAGCTTAATAGCATCTTCACCTTTGGTCATTCCAACTGTATTAAGAACTGTGGTTGAAAGGCCAGTGATACTGTCAGCTATGATTGTCTCATAAGGACAACCATTGTTTAAGAACTCGTTAAGTTTATCTGATAAGAGGAAAATGTTATCAAACGTATCCCAGTCTATTTTCTTTCCAGGAAAATGCTTACGAGCAATTGTAGGCATCTTGCAATCACTATCAATTACGTAAGCATTAGGGAAGGATAATGCCCCTGTTGACTTTCCTGTATTTGGAACACCTTTGAAGATAGCAAAGATTCCAGGATCAGTTATGTGTTGTTCGTCCAGTGTTGATGGCATTGTTCTCCTTTTTAGGTTGCTTCGTCAAAGTATAAAATCCGCACAGTTTACAGTTAGGATCAATTTCTTTATTCCTACAAGGTGGCCATTTACATTTCACAGAGTTCTCATAGCTTCCTTGCGTTCTTGTCTCGATGCTGCACAATCAGCACAAACAGGTCTCTTGATCTTCTCATGAAACATCTTTTGTGAATATGTTACAGGCTCTGAACACTCCCAACAAAGGGACTGTCTATTGATGATTAACTGCTCATTAGGAAGAAAATGAGAACAGCCATCTAGCATACAACGATAGATTACGTGTTCCTTCTTACCAATTTTCATCCTTTGGTACTTATGAATGTGTTGTTCTTTAGGCATTATTCACCCTCTAAAGGCTCAAGTGATTGAAGTCTATTTTCAATCTGTTCAAGCTTTCCTGCTAGACAGGATACACAAGTAACCTGTGATAGACTATAAGTAGTTTTATGTTCTTCTCCATCACAAAAAGCAACTGTTTTATGGTCGCTATTAATAAATGAAAGATGCATATTTATTCTTTCTTACTTTCCAACATTGAAGCTACGTCCCATTTTTCACCAACAACATAGTCAATGTTAATAGTTCTCTCTCGACTCTCAGGAGTTGTAGTACAAATTCGTTCATAGATACAACCTGAGTACTTATCACAGTGAGTTAGATTCATTGGCCACTGGTCTACGTCCAGTGAATAAGCAAGCATTCTACACCAGTAGATTGCATTTTGTCTCCATTCTTCAATGCGGACTGGATCAATGCTAAGGATGTAACGTGGGAATCGCTCTTTAGCTGAAAGGGTCTTTTGAAAGCCAATCTTGTTAATGACAATGTTCGTTACATTCAAGCCATAACAGTAGCCGATGAATTGATTGGAAAGGCTTGTGGGCTCTTCATTGCGCGCGCCGCTTTTATGATCCCAAGGGGCGATTATCGTGCCCTTCTCAGCGACTAAATCAACCTTAAAATTGTAAACGATCTTCAACTCGTCATCTTCATGCAGGATCTTACTTCCAACCTCTTCAACTGCTAATGCATGCCAGGAATCATGCTCATAGTATTCAGCATAATCTCTGAATGTCTTGATCGTGGCCGCACAGATGTTAGCATCAAGGTTAATTTGAGTTGAAAAGTAATTACCTGCTTCGATGCAGAGTTTGACTATTGAAGCATGATCCGTTGGATGTGCTGACATCGGATCAACTAGGCCGGCAGAAGTTAACTTCCCAATCCAGGGGGCGTTCTCTTTAATGCAATTACCTTTTAAAGAGTAATAGATCTCCAGCATATCATGAATGAGAGATCCTCTTTCTAAGGCTTCAGCTTTCACTGGAGGATTCAAGTTGCGGACGAATTGATAGTTCGTCTTGCGCGCGCAGGCTTGAATTGAATTTAGGATTTGAGAGTCTATACTGAGTATTCTTTGTGTCATTGTTTTTCTTTTCTTTGGAAAGAGTACTCAGCATCAATCGCTTCATTTAACCAACCTTGAATTAAACCTGGTGATGCAGATTTCATCCTGACTACAACTTCCCAGCAACCATCACATAGACCGTCAAAATTTGAAGTCTCAAAATGACAGTCTGGAATTTTACACTTTTTCATCCTAAAATCCTCTTAATCTTTTTCTCTTTCTGAATATACTTCGTTACCTCAAAGTATAAACGATAACAGAATGCACTAATCAAAATTACACCAAATAGAAAGATGGGATGATTCATTTGTGTGCTTTCTTATAGGTTCTAAGTTCGTTACCTCTGATAGTTCCATTATCATTAATAAATAGTTTAACTCTGAAACCTTTCTTAATGGCTTCTTTACGGAGTCTTTTAGCCTTAACTTGTCTCATTACAATTTCTCCTTCCAACTATCATTCTTTTCCATTTCCATTCCTACTCGAGCACCAAAGTAGAATACTACGTTCAACATTAGTGCATAATCGTCATCAAAGTGTCGATAGAGACAATATAAGAACTCTTGAACTACTGCATGTTTGTTAAGTTCAATCCTGAGTTCATTATATCTCTGATCTTGCTCTACTAAACTAGGACCCTCACGTTCTATGAACTGTTCAGACTCTTCCGCTGAAGTGTGAGCTTGCACCTTAACTACTGTTTGAAGAGCTTCATCGAGAGTTTTCATAGTTTAGAAATCCTCTCAAGCTCAGCTTGCTCAAATTGTTTCTCAGCAAATGCAATTGCTGTCTGAAAACCTGAAGTCCACATTGCCATTGCTAGTCTAGCTTCTGATGGAGAATTTGCTACTGCATGGATGTACTCCATCATTGAACTGTCACTTAAGGCATCAATGATACTATATGCAATCTTTATATTAGGGGGTCCTTGTATATAAAAGCTCCCAAAGAACTCAACCATTTTATCTTTTTCCAACTTTACCATCCCCATCGTTTTCCTCCTGAGCTTGCTAGAGCCTCTGATAATTCCTTAATAAGTGAAGACTGGTCCCATTTAGCAGCCTGACCCGATAAAGTCTTGCTTACTATTTCACGTTTTCTCTCAACTATTTCACTGAAGAACTCAACGACTGTTCCTACAGCTATGAAATAAGTTGCAGTTACCTGTTCCGTCTGTCCGATTCTGATGAATCGGCTTTCTGCTTGTTCTTCATTGGCTGGATTCCACTGCCTTTCGACCATTAAACAATCACTGCAAGTTTGAAGATTAAGACCTTCACCACTTGCTAGCGTCGATGCGACTAGTACACATTTATCAGTACTATTGAACCAGTTTACGATGTCTGAACGCTGTTGCGCGTCTAGGTTAGATGTGAGGTTCCTAGGAGGTTCAAGTCCGAGTTCCTTCATCAAAGATTCAAGCTTAGTTTGAATCATCAAGCCTACATCTTGATGATGAACGAAGATTACTAATTTTCGATCTGTACTGCCTAAGAATTCCATCGTATGGTCGATCACTGGATCGACCAAGCTGATTCCAGCTAAGTGGCGCATTCGAGATAGAAACGCTAGGATGTTGGAAGTCTCCTCAAAGCCTCCCGAGCCTCCCGTTTCATTAAACTCATCACGAAACTGACGATAGGTAACTTCGTACAATTTCTCAACTTCCTTTGACAATTCATGGAAGCTGAAACGCCTATCGGCTTCAGTATGATTGAGTCCAATTTGTTCTTTTACATCCTTGCGTTCCTTACGAATGATGAATCTTTTTGTCTTACTCATGAACGCTTCGGGATTACGCAAGCCTCCAGTTCGATACTTACGACCGTCCCAATAGGATTCACAATCGTACATTTGAAACTGTGAGAATTTAGGGAAGGTTGTAGGACTGATAATGTTCAGAACTGGGAAGTATTCTTCAGCATTGTTCTTGATAGGAGTTCCTGAAAGCGCGAATACATTGTCGAAGTGTCTTACTAAGTTGCGTACTTCAATTGTTCTTTGAGATTCACTATTTTTGATCTGTTGGCACTCATCAAGGATGAGGGTTTTGACTCCACGTTGTTGTAGTTGGTCAGATAGAGTTTTGTGTCGTCGCAATAGATCATAAGAAATGATATAACCTGTTACTCCTGGGAGTAACGGGGTCCGACTATCTCCAATGATCTGAGCAAAATGATCCTCTCCAAGCCAGCGCATTGTTTCATGCTGCCATTGGTAGGTCAAGGATCGTTTCACTACTGCTAAGAAAGGCGTAGCCTCTTTAAGATGCGCTGCTAAGAAACCAAGCGCACAGACTGTCTTACCAAGACCCATCTCATGAGCAATTAATGCTTTGCCTCCCGAGGCTTCCATGAATGTGACAGTATCCGCCTGGAAAGGATATAGCTTACGACCATCAACAGAAACAAGCGCATAAGGATCAGCAGGTTTAATCTGATCCTGTGTCATTATGTGACCACACTTGCCACGTAAGACGGTCTTACCTGCAATTTCAAAAGACTTCTCAGTCTCGAATGGCTTAGAGCACTTTGTGCAAGGTGTTTTAAGGAAAGGCATTTTAACCTTTATTTAGTTTTGCAAACTCAGATGCAATACTGGGAATAAGGGGTGTTCCTGTTCTTATCAAGGGTTCACCACAACTTTTATTAGGACCAGACTTTACATATTTTATGAGTTGTTTAGCACAATCATCACAAGAGTCAGCTCTATACTCACTAATTGTGACGCTCACCCCAGAGTTACCTATATCAAGTGCCTTACCACAAAGATCACAATAAATAATAGTCATAAATCATTTCTCCAATAAAGCAATACCAGGACTGTTAAGTTCACGTAATACCTCTAGTGCTAAATCTGCTATCAAGATAAGATATTTATCTGTTCTTGATTTAGCAGCAGCAGCAGCATAAGCAGCAGCAGCAGCATCAGCAGCAGCAGCAGCAGCAGCAGCATAAGCAGCAGCATAAGCAGCAGCAGCAGCATCAGCAGCAGCAGCAGCAGCAGCAGCAGCAGCATAAGCAGCAGCATAAGCAGCAGCAGCAGCATCAGCAGCAGCAGCAGCATAAGCAGCAGCATAAGCAGCAGCAACAGCAGCAGCAGCATCAGCATCAGCAGCAGTTTTGAGATTGATTATTGATTCTCTTGAGCCTTCTTTCTCACAAACTAAGGCTAGGTTGAGGAGTTTTTCATTGTTGGGATAAATTTCCCTAAACAGTGTAGGGATCAAGACTTGAATTGTCTTTTTAGAGAGTCTGGTCATGAATTCTACATCATTAACTACCCCAAGACTCCCAAGTTGGGCAAGTCCAAGATCATGTAAACCTTTAGCTCTTGCTTCTTTTGAAGTCCAGTGTTTATCGTTAAGGGTAATCTTGAAGGATCGTACACTTCGAGCTACACAGCCTGGATCGTCTCCATGCTCTAAGCCTAACACTGTACATATTGCAGCCTCAATGCACATGTTAGAGTCACGCTCTCCTAATCCTTTTGAGAGACCCTTTGATAGGATCTCATCATAAAGAGGAACGTTGAATGTTTTTACGTCAAAAGTCATAATCCTAATTTCTCCTTTGCTTGCTGTTCAGTTATTCCTAAACGCATCATAGATTCAATAGCCTTACCCATTAAACCTTTGACGTCGGTAGTTTTGGGAGATTTAACCACTTTCTCCACTTTAGGAGTCTTAATCTTCCTTAACTCTGCACGTTCGGCGTTCGAAAGCTTATCTAGCTCAGCGCCTTTACGCGCGCGAGTTACTAGTAACTTCATCTTTTCTTGTTCGATTACTTTCTCGATTTCAGCAATGTGAATATCGAGTTCAGCCATCGTCATTTGAGAGACGAATTTCTCATGCTCCTGGCGTCTAGTGATGTAATCAGACTTGTTAATTCCATTAGCTGCGAGATCAGTCCCTACCGTCCTACGATGAATCGCGCACATGGTAGGATGCTCGTTAGCATCATAGAATGCATCACACTGAATTGAATCGGAGTCAATATAATTACAGTTTCTGAATGATTTAGCCATTGACAATTGCCTCAGCTTGTTCTCTAGTCTTTCCAGTTTGCATGATAGCCTGAATCGTTTTCTCTTTAGTTCGATCACGTCCCATGATTGCAACTGAACCTAACGCCAATGCAACGTGAGGATACTCAACGCTGGGATCATAGGTCCAATTTAGCTTTTCTTGAGCAATTATGATAACTTGCTTCAAAACGCGTATGAACGTAGCGTCATGGCCATGATTGAAATGTCCCTTAGTAGAGAGAAACGCATGTGCCATTTCATGAATCAAAGCTTGTTTCATTCCAAGCCAGACTTTAGGTCCTAAACAGACCTTAGGACGTTTCTCGTCCCTACTCCATCTACACCAGGCACGCTCGCCTTTCCAGGTGTAGACAAGAATAGGAGTAGGAATCTCTAGTTCTCTGGAGATAGTCTCCATTGCAGATTGGATATCTTCTTTCTTAAGAAGCATTAGTTTTCATCCTAAGTAATCTCTCTGCTGTTTCTCTTGACTTGCCTGTTTTCATGATAGCTCTTACAGCTTTCATGTACTCCTCATTGGGTAAGCCTAATAGTTTGTTGGTCAATTGATGTAGTGACCAGTTCAATTTTGGGGTGCCAGCTTGGCCCTGCCTTGGTGGTGCCTTGGTGGTGCCTTGGTCCCCTAGATTCGGCTTAGCTTGGCTGTAAGTAGTTGATTTCACGTTGGAAGTTACATTATACCCCCTCCCCCTCTAAATGTCAATGGGTTATTTCACCCAGGGGGTAATAAAGCTTAATGTAATTTTTACCGATTGATTTCCACAGGGTAGGTTGGGAGTGTAAGTCTTTTATTTATATATATTTATATATATATTATATAATCATTACTTGAACTTTTTCAAGCACCCCCCTACCTGAAATCCACATTAAGGTTTGTTAAAGGGCAGTGTGGGGGGACCATAGGCACTAATAGGGGGAGGGGGTGTAAGGCATAAATGCATGAAATGAAAAGATTTAAGTAATAATTTCGTCCCCCCAAGGCACTGCCAAGGCATATGCAAGGTGCTGCCAAGGTGCCTCACCAAAATTGGACTATCTGTACTATAGTGAGCCTTTTTACAGTGATATTGGACTCATTATAGTGAGGAAATCAGCATATCGTGAGTAGTAAGTAAAAATTACCTTACGCCTAGCGCGCGCTAGGAACGGTTGGTAGTCTGGAAGGTATGTAGGTAGCTGTAGGGCCTGCCAATTCGCTGTAGCTCGCCTGTGCGCTAGCAGTAACCTTTCTATAGGGCACTCCCAGGTAAGCGTTCGGCCAGCAGTGGCGAACAATAGGCGAAGGTAACTCAGGACATAAAAATAGGGCCACATCATACAGACTGTAGCCCTATTGTGGGAAGGTAAATCTCAGAGAAACTAACCCAAAATCGCCTTAGCCTGCTCTTCAGTGATTGTCTGACCCATCGTTGCCTTGTACGCGATGAAATCTTTGATCGCCTTGGCAAGAGCTTTCTCAGGACCAGCGTCCGCTGCGAGAATTGCCTGACGTACTTTCGAGCGCGCACCTAAGTTACGTGCGTAGTTCACGTCGGTCAAAAGCTCTGCCAATGTCTTTGGATCGCTCAAGAGAGCTAACACGTCATCCGCAGTCGTCAGTTTATCATACTCGACAGGACGAGTTACTGTTCGCTCACTATCACCTGATCCAAATTTGACTTCAACATTTCCGGTGATTTTTTCCATAGGTAAATTTTACTGCTCCTTAGTTTTTAAAGTGAACCACACTAATTTTTGTTACTTGCAAAGTAAGAATAGCAAAGTTTTTTCAGGGATGCAATAGCAAAATTGAAAAAATTCGCTGAAAGTGAAAATACTCAACGCGGGGTTAACTTTTTCGCCCGCGTTTTTGCTTCTACTTCTTAATACCCTGAGTGTAACTACGGAGAATCCATTCATTATTCGCTCCGTCTAGGGTAGATTCTTCGAAGTTGTGTACCTCTTCGCGCGTATGGAACCCATAAATACCAAATAGCTCCAGATTAGCGCCAGCATAGAGTAACACGATATAACCGTGCGACTCTTGTGCAGTATTAACGACTTCTCTCATTGGGTTAACCTCCCGTTGAGTACTTTCACTTTAGGGGATTCACTGCGAGGCTATTGCTCGCAGAATTACTACCACACTTTGATAAATATGTGGTTTCCGAGGGAAATACTAAACTCGAACTGTCCCCGTCCTATACGTATATGCGAGGAGAACAGGTTAAAGGCATTAAACCCGTAATAACGTCCCCAGTATGTACCATAAGGGGTTGATCCAAACCAGAAATACATAATTCACTAGCCTCCCAGTGAATCCCCTACTTACTTCTATTCAGTTGTCAATGATCTTACTTACAAACTGAGTATACTTCAGTGTTTCCAGGTTGTCAATAGTTATTTTCAAGTTTTTTCGACTTTCTTTTGATGCGCGTTCTGCACTGTGCCTGCCTGCCAAGAGGCTACAGCGTTCACTGTGCGGCTGACCGAGCACCACTGAATCGCCTGCACCTATAAAGGGACGGCCGCACGTAGAGCGTTCACTTTCATACATACGTTTGTTTTAAACATACGTTCGATTCAATCATACGTTCGCTTCATACGCTCGATTGACTACCCTACCCTCCCCATAGGCCCCCAACGATGGGTCCCATACAGGTGATTGGTTGGGACGTAAAGAGCGGGCGACTTTTATAATAAACCAAACGTAAATATCTGGTGATACATAAGATAAATCAAACCTAAACCCTTCGCAGAGCGAACATGCAAGTGATAGAACAGAAAAGGACTAGTAAACCATTGAAAACAAAGCAAATAGAGTTCTTGACTTTGAAATCCACAGCCAGTACAATAGGTTAGCCTGGGAAGAGTGACCAGGAGTGTATCAATAAACCTATGTTACTCAATGAAGCAACCGCTCAAGAACGATTAAACTCACCGAGAAATTTAGCTAATCGTTTTGCTATCAATCCTACTCCTTCTAAAGTGACTGAGATTGAAATAGGACGTGCTGGTCGTAGAGAAGGCAAGATTGCAATTCCAGTCTTTCTGAGAACGTCTGCTGCTATCCTTGCACGTAGTGGTGAGGATCAGAAGGATGTTGCTGCGGCTTTTGGTATCTCACGTCCTGTTGTTGGGATGATTGAACGAGGTCAGATTGCAGGGGTTGATGAAAAGCAGGTTGCAAAGGCAATTGAACCAATTCGTAATCTCGCGTTAGAAAAGCTAGCAGGGTCCCTTATGGGAATGAAGCAAGAGAAAATGGATACTCTTGGAGTTAAGGACCTTTCTACGGTTGCTGCTAACATGAGTCGCGTTGTTGAGAAGCTAACTCCTAAAACTGAAGCTCAAGGGAATAATATTAACATTAATATCTTCACTCCTGAGCCTCGTAAAGAGACAGCTTACGAAACGGTGAGTGTATGAAATTGAACTTACTTATATTGTTCTCCTGTTTCTTTCAACTTCAAGCTCAATCCTTCATCCCTAATTGCACTCCTCCTACTTGCTCTCCTACTAATGCTTCCCCTTGTGCGGCCGTTTACGTTGACGCGTCACTTGCTATCCCCAATCTCTACTGGGTATACAACGGTGCTGGAATGGACTGTGCTTGGCCTAGTATATCTGATGGCCCTGCGATCTTACGTCTGACTTGGATTGAGCCTAATAAAACAGGTTCAGGTCAGCGTGTAATGCGCGTGAGAGTAAACGATGGGTTGCCGTTTTTAGTTGATGTTTTCAATGCTACGGGTGCGGCTAAACGTTTACTCGAAGTTCCGGTTCTAGTCGACGTTCATGGACAGGCTGGCATCAAGCTTTCGATACGCGCACAAGTTGGAAACGTGATGCTTTCTGATGTGAAGATCACTAGCTTATCAGCAGTGGACCCTTCAACTATTCAGTGGGCAGTGTTGTCATTCTTAGAATGTGGGACTCCTGCTAATGCAACGTCAGATTGTTCTGATCTTTATTATCTCAAAGTTCAACAGTTAGGTGGAGTGCTGAGAGAGTTCTTAGCCTTTCCAAATCCAATACAATAATGTTTTCTTTTATCCTTATCTATCTTCGAAATATCGTAAACCTTTTGATTGCTGCTAATCATAAGTTAGACGTTATAATTAATTCCCTCACTAACGCGAAGCCAGACGTGGCAGATAAACTCTCGTTTGATTTCATTCAAAATGGAAAGATAACAGAAAGAGGCACAACAATGATCATGGAAATTACGGATTCACAGCAGAATACTGCAACGTTGAATCCCTTGACAGCTAGTGGCAAACCCGCACCTGTAGAACCGAACTCTGCTCTTTGGACAGGTCCCACATTTGTAGCTTTGAATCCCTCGGCCGATGGACTCTCTTGTACAGTTGTTGCTATGGGCATCGGGGGCGATGTTGAAGGCGGCCCCGCTGAGGAGTTCATCAATTGTTCTGTTGATGCTGATCTTGGTGTTGGTGTGAAAACGATCTCTGGTCGCTTTGGTATCCATGTGACTCCTGGACAGGCGGTGAGTCTTGGGTTTTCATTCGGAACACCCACAGAGCAGGTTGCTGCTGGACCGACTCCGAATCCTGTCCCGTAAGAGAAGGAGGAATTGAGCAATGAGTGATTTCACTTCTGAAGATCGTGCATTACTACAAGCCATTGCGAAGGTCATTGTACCTAATGCTGCGACGCTCATTGCTCAATCCTCTGGTGGACTAATGGGAGGAGCGAATAGTGGGACTTCATGGGTTCCTCCTTCACCTCCTCCCCCAAGTCCATTAGACCTTGCTGAGACTGCATATTGGAACTCACGGCCTTCTTATATTCAAGCGCTCAGGAAGATTACGGACCATTCTGCACGTTTAGCTCAAGCAAATAGACTTGCACTTGCTGGTTTCTCAGTTGATCCTGCAATTGAAGTTGACCTTAATAATCCATATACGATTATGAAACAACGTATCAATTATGGATATACCTGGGTCCCTGCAATTGGACAGAATGTACCTTTAGTTCCTCCTGGTAATCACTTTCCTGGACAGCCTGATTATGATCCTAATAATCCTCCTTTGGGTTCGATCATTGTCAGCTTAGACTTTGCTAAGGGAATTATTGGGCTATGATTATTTACTTCCCAGTTTTAATTCTTCTTATTGGATTGATAGTGTTCATTCTCTGCAAACGTCCTGAGTCTGCTGATGCTAAAGAGCTTGGACGTATTATGTTCTTCTGTGGTTTACTTGCAGTTTGTTTGCGATATGATGAGATTCTCAGGCTATTGAAATAGATGATTTGGTTAGTCATCATTGCCTGTGTAGTTGCTGTAATACTAATCACGGTGTGGGCTGCTAATGTATATAATAAGTACCACACTGATGAAAGGGAGAAAGACTAAATGCGCGCCTTTGGTAGTCGAGGGACTGAGCAGGAGAAAGAAACTGATTTTGATCTTCTTTCGAAGAAGGGTCCTGTAAAGAGTAAGACTGCTAAAGTTATGAACAAGCCTGTAGGAAAAGCATCTGGTAAGACTGCTAAGAAATCTCGTCCCTTGACGTACTTTGGTCAGCATACTGCCTAATGCTTACTCATCCAAGATTACGATTTTCCCCTTCTGAGGATGTTGATGGTAATATGAAAGCAGGTATTGACCGTTCTCGTGTTACAAGGGTTGGAAAGCACAGTGGTGGATGCTGTGCGCCAGTTTGTGAGTATTGTAATGTTACTCTATCAAGTGGTCGCTGTTTGAATCGTATGTGTGATAATTTTAATAAGACTGAACAATGCTAAGTGATCCTGTTCAGATCGCTTTAATTCAAGCAGCTGCTGTAGGATTTCCTGCAATTATTGCAGCAATCTTTAGTTATTTGGGACTTAAGCAGTCAAGAGAGACTCATAATCAAGTGAATAGTCGCATGACTGAAATGCTTGAGATGCAAAGAATAAAGTCGGAAGCATTTGGAGTTAAGAAAGAAGCAGATAGGGAGAAGCCAGTTGTTTAACTTTCTGAAGTCGCGCACAGTTTGGTCAGCTATAGGAGTTGGGATTATGAATATTGCGTATGACAATTTTCCTACCCTCCAAGCTGCTATTCCTCAAAAGTATGCTACTATTGCAAATCTTGCAGGGCTTGCTTTAACTTCTTACTTCAGAATCCATCCTCGTGTTTATGATCCAGTTATAACTGATGCGAATCCTAATCCCATTCCAGCTCCAAAGAGTTAGATGTCTAAATATCAATTAGAGCAACTTGGTTTTGTTCCTGAACCTGCAATTAAAGATCAATGGCGTCCTCCTATGAAGTTGCAGGTTGTTAAGAAACAGCAATGCCCGACATCACTTGGAAGCCACATAAACGACAAACAGCATTCCTAGAGTTGCCTGATTCAATCTTTGAGGCAATGTATGGAGGTGCGGCAGGAGGTGGGAAACTACTTCCTCTTAATTCTTTGGTACCGACATCTTCGGGTTATAAGGAGATGGGGGATATTCATGCAGGTGATATTGTAATCTCTGAAAACGGCCAACCAATTCAGGTTCTTGCTGAGTCTGAGATAGAGACTCCACTTACATATAAACTTACTTTCGATGATGGATCTGAACTTATTGCAGGGGCAGATCATCGTTGGTTTACTTATGATCTTAAAGATCGTGAGAAACAGTGGAGAAGAACAACTGAGTACAGAGAACGACGTCGATCAAGTAGAATGAGTCGATCTGTTATTCAAGGTGTAACAGCAGAGAGAAATAATCGTCCTGATTTAGCGCGTCGAAATGCTAATAGAACTTATAACTATGAGAGTGTAGAATCCTTAGGTTCAGTAAAAACAACCCAGCAAATTTACGACACGCTTAAACAAAAGGGTAGAATTAATCATTCTATCCCACTTTGTAAACCTTGGAATCTTCCTGAGGTTAATCTTCCTATTCATCCCTATGTTCTTGGTGTTTGGTTAGGTGATGGGACACATAATAATTCAACAGTTACAGGTATTGATGAGCAGATTTGTTCTGAATTAGTTGAGTTGGGTTATGAGATTGGTTATCATGATAGTCTAAAGTCTTTTGGTTTACTTGGTTTAGTAACACAACTTAAGAAATATGGATTTTATGAGAATAAACATATCCCTGACTTGTATCTCTTTGCTTCATATGATCAAAGATTAGAACTTCTTCAGGGGTTAATGGACACTGATGGAACTTGTCTTGAAGATGGTCAGTGTGAGTTTTCACAGTTAAGAGATAATATTGCAGAGGGTGTTTATCATCTTACAGTCTCTCTTGGACTGAAACCATTTTGGGGAAAGAAAGTATCTGCTTCTGGAAAACTACATAATTATATCAAATGGACATCAACACTTCCTGTATTTAGGCTTCGTAGAAAGCTAGAAAGGCTTCCAGCATCAGTAAGGTCAACTCAGACACAGCATTATATTGTTGACTGCACCCCAATTGAGTCTGTTCCAATGAAGTGTATTCAGGTTGATAATCCAACAGGTTTATATCTTGTTGGAAGATCAGGGATACCAACTCATAACTCAGAGACTCTCCTCAACATTCCCATTGTTAGGGGCTTCTATAAACATCCTCGCTTTAAAGGCATCCTCTTCCGTAGAACTTACCCTGAACTAGAGGCTGAGATTATTCTCCGTGCTGAGAGTCAAGGCATCTATTCTGGTGTTGGGGGAGTCTATAACAAGGAAAAGAAACGTTGGCAGTTTCCATCGGGCGCAACAATGTCCTTTGGTCATTTGGAGTACGATTCAGACGTAAGGAAGTATGACTCAGCGGAATACAACTATGTGGCCTTTGACGAGCTTACGTCATTTACAGAATACATGTACCTTTACATGTTCTCTCGTTGTCGCTCGTCAGCGAAGGACTTACCTGCAATCGTCAGATCAGGAACAAACCCTGGAAACATTGGACACGCGTGGGTTAGAAGTCGATTTGTCGAGCCAGCCTCTGAGGGTGGGAAAATACTCATCGATAAAACGACGGGGCTCAAGAGAATCTTCATTCAGTCAAAGGCACAAGATAATCCATATTTGATGGAGAATGATCCTCAGTATATTTCTCGTTTGCAGGGAATGGCTGAGAAGGATCGACGCGCGAAACTCGATGGAGATTGGTACACATTTGCAGGTCAGGTATTCACTGATTATAGAGAAGTAAGATATCCTGGTGAACCTGAGAACGCGCTTCATGTGATTGATGACTTTAAAGTTCCCTCCTGGTGGCCTAAGTTCCTTGCAGTTGATTGGGGCTTTGCTGCGATGGCTTGTGCTTTATGGGGGACGGTTGGTCCTGATGGTCGTTTGTACGTTTATCGAGAAAGAACCTGGAAGCAAACTAAGATCTCAGTTTGGGCTTCAGACATAGCTCGTGAGTCTCAGGATGAGGAAATTGTAGACTGTGTAATCTGTCAGTCAGCTAAGCAACAAAGAGGAGACGAGCTTACAATCGCGCAACAGTTTGAGCAGTATTCAAAGTTGACTCCTCGCCTTTCAGGTAACCTTGCAGGTAGTAGAGTCTCAGGAAAACTTCTATTACAAGAGTACTTCCGCTGGTCTCCTAAGCCTAATAGATTTATACCTCAAGAGAATTTCTCTAATGAAACCGCTGAAAAGATCCTTCGAATGCGAGGTCTTGATGCCTATAAAGAGTACCTTGCTGCATTCCAACCTGAGGTTCCTGAGTTAAACCTTCCTAAGCTTAGAATCTTTAAATCCTGTGAAGTTCTAAGAAAGACTATTCCTCTCTGCGTCTACGACGAGAAGAGTAAAGAGGACGTTGCTGAGTTTGATGGTGATGATCCTTATGATACGATTCGTTATCTAACAAGGATGGCTGAGGATCGTAATTGGGAGCGCGTGAAGAATGAGGGGGCGATTCGTGAACAAGTCGCTGGGGTCTGTGCGGACCTAGAAAAGAATAAAGATCAAACCTCCTTCTATCGTAAAATGCGCGCGCTTGAATTAAAAAAGGCATCAATTGCGATTAGGCCAATTCGGAGGTTTCGTCGTGTTGCTTAATTGGTTGATTAAATTGCTTGGTGGGTTTACTGTTGCTGAATTGACTGATCGAGTCATTGAAGCTCGTGGAGATTATAAAGAGGAACGGATTCACTATGAAGATCTCATGCGTGAAGAACGAGAGAAAAAAGATGCAGAGGTTCAACGTCTCTCTAATCTTATCTTCAAAGAGCATGGAGTAATTCAACCTGAACAAGAGAAAAGAGACCCAACAGAATTTAAGCCAATGCATAAGCGCATGAGTTGGAGAGAACGACAAAAGGAACTCCAACAGAAGGACGCGAGAGAACAGGCTGATCGAGTACAAGCACAGTGGGAGAAGAAAAATGCCGGTTAAGAGTGCTAAGCAGTTCAGAATGTTCGAGGCAGCAGCTCATGGCAATCTTAAAGGTATGGGTCCCTCTCCTAAAGTAGCCAGCGAATTCCTAGATAAGACTCCTCATGATGTGAAGTCGAACTTTGCAAAAGAAACAAAGTTTAAAAATTCATTTCTAAAGAAGAGGAAAGCTAAGTGAGATGGCATTCGATCCTACTGTAAACCTGGGAAGCATCATTACTTTACTGACGACAATAGGGGGTCTCTTTTGGGCATATCATGCATGGGATAAGAAAGTTGAAATTAGACACGTTGAGAATCAGGGAAAGATCGACGCGATAAAGACTTCAATTGGCGGAATAGAAGATCGTGTTTGTGAAACAGGGGGTGATCTTAAGTGTGCAGTTAAAGAGATAAACAAGGTTGCTTCTGCTGTAGATGCTCATGTTCAGAATGATAACATTAAACATGAGGAATTTGATCGTAGACTTGATAGATTAGAAAGGTAGATTTAAATGTCAACAATTTTGTCGCAGGGTTTTACACCTCCTGGTGGCCTGAATGCGAGATACTATGGACAACCCGGTGGCTCAACAACCTGGACGTATTTTGTTCAGGCTATTTATCCATTCGGAAGATCATTGCTTCCTGGTTACGTTTCTGTAGGTTCTGCACCTGCTGCATTGAGTCAACAGAACTTCATCGTCATTGGTTGGAATCCAATGCCAGGAGCTATTGGATATAATCTCTTTAGAAACTCTGGTAGTACAACTGTTCCAACAATCAATGCAACCCTTGTATACTCTGGAACCTTTGCAGGTTACACTGATCAAGGGTTGAACTCTACAACTGCACAGAAAGTTATTTACGATGGCGTGAGACTCTGTCGCGCGCGTTATGACTTCGCTGTTGATGGTGACCCAATTGGTCCTGGATTGATCACACTCGCTCAGAGTGATATCCTTCCTGCTGGTGCGGTTGTCACGAACGGTACTATCTCGGGTACAACTGCTGTAACAGGAACAGGTGCGACGATTGCCATCGGAACTTCCGTAGGAAGTGCCGCGAACTCAATTAAGACTGCGACAGCTATTACTTCATTCTCAGCTAATGCAATTCAGAGTTGGACAGGAACTAAGTTCCGCATGTCTGCTGATGGAACGATTACCATTACCTCGGCAACCGCTGCTTTAACTGCTGGTGTGTTTGATATTCTCATTGAATACGTAATGGCCATTGGATAACTAGTAATCTCTGATCCTCCGTCAAGAGATTATTAGTTCAAGAGGGAGAGAATTAGACTTTGGGAAAGGTTTGACTTTCTCCCTTTTAGAGGGAATATAAAATGACAGTTACAGCAAGATTCTTTGGAAATTACCGTAATGAGGTTACTCGTTACTATTGGGTACAAGCTATCTTTCCAGATGGGCGTGGAGCTATCACTGGACCTGCCTCTCTTACTCGACCTTTAGTCCTTGATAATAATGATTTTGTTCTTATTGCTTGGGATGCACAGTCAGGGGCAATTGGTTATGATGTTATCATTACGACTACTAGCTCTTCCCCAACTGGTACATTGTCCACTGGAGGAGTAGCTCTTAATACTTCAAAGACTTCTACTGTTGATAATGGGATCTACATTAGTTGGACTGAATCTCCGGCAGCACCAGTTGGTACTGTCACTTCGATTTCTGGTCCTGACTATCTGAGTTGGGCTAATCCGACATCTACTCCCACAGCTACAAGTACTTTATTCGCGCCCAATGCGAAGACTGGAACCTATCAGATTCTTGCTGCGGATTTTGCG